AAAAAATAAACCATTAATAGAATAATATTAACAAATACGATAAATAATACTAACAAACGAGTGTTTGTTAACGTTAATAAACTCGAGGAGTAACACATGGCATTACCAGCAACCGGATCACAAATTAGCATGAGTACAGTTCGTGACTATTTTGGTCTTAGTGGAACAGTTTCACTTTACCAATTAGGAACTTACATCTCACCTAACGTGACTACCAACATCAGCTTATCTGCTACCTTTGGCGGATGGCAGAACCCTAACCAATATGGTACAAGTTCTGGACTTCACCCAGATAACGACAACTACCCATAAGCTGAATAATAATATTAAAAAACACTGTCAAGTAATGCTTGACAGTGTTTATATTTTGTTATATAATAAAACGAATATATTAAGTATACTCAACACAGGAGAAAACTATGAGTTCAAGAACACGATTTGAAATCGAAACATTTTTGTTGGGTGCGCATCCAACAGTAGAGCGTCAAGCATTAGAGCTACAAAAAGAACTAATGCAAGCACGTATGCAACAACATCCAGATTTAGCAATGTTAGAAGCAGTTGCAAATGATTTTGTTGAAGCAAACGGTCCATTAGAGACGTTAGTTGACAGCATCGAAACAACAGAAGAAGAATATTGGGTCTCACGTCTTGCACGTTTGGCTGCAATTGATATTCTTACAATTGGTAAAGTACAACCAGAGCATATGAATTATATGGCATCACTCTCAGATGATGCGTTTTCTTCGTGTGTAAAATCAGCTACAACTCTTGCTAAATCATTAAATGATTCAGTACAAGAAATTGAAGCAGAGCTTGGCTCAGAACTTACTAATTAAATTAAATGGTAAGTATACCTAAGTTTATACAAAAACCTGACCCTACCTCAAATGTTGCAATATGTGTTCCAGTAAGGGACACTGTAACATCATCCTTTACTTATAGTCTTTCCATGCTTATGAAAAAGTGTGGAGAGAACGGGCAAAAAGTTTCATTACATATGATAATGGGCAGTGAGGTTGCAATGCAACGGCAACAGTTAGTTGACGAAGTATTACAGACGTCAGCAACACACATATTCTGGGTAGATAGTGATATGAAGTTTCCAGTAGACTCTTTATTTTCTTTGCTATCGCATAAGAAAGAAATTGTCGGGGCAAATTATAGCACTAGAGTAAAACCACATAGGCCTGTTGCATTTAAAAATGAAAATAATCTTGATAAAAGAGTTTTCAGCGGCGAAGGCATCGAAGAAGTTTTTGCAGTAGGCAGTGGTCTATTGTTGGTAAATAGATGTGTATATGAAAATATATCAAGACCTTATTATAGTGTAGAATGGAATAATGATCATACTAATTTAATGGGCGAAGATATTTATTTTTGTAAAAAAGCATCAACGCATGGATATGTAACACATATTGATCATGCATTAAGTGAAAGAATTGCACATATAGGCATGAAAGAATATACAATAAAAGGCGACTGTTATGATTAAAACCTCCACAACCTCACTATTAGATTTTAAAGGACAAAGTGTTATTACACCTTGGGATAGACTAAAAAAATATATTTTTAAAAGTTATCCAATTGTGTATGTAGATGAAAAAATAACAGATACTAAAGAACTTACAAAACTTGCATCTGAGTATTTAGGCAAATCAGAAATGGTTTGGGTAGTACTTAAAACAGCTACAGTTAATCCAGAATTTCCTTGGCATTACAAGCCAAGTGACGTAGGACATAATGTAATACATAGATTTCCAAAAGTAATAAAAAGAACTGGCCGCCCAGTAAATTGGGGTGATGTTCAATTAGTTCCAACAGGCGGAGTAGTACACGGAAAAGTAAAAAATAAAATTGTTGGGTCATTCCATGAAGCAGACTTTGACATTATTATGATTAGTTTCCATGAAGCAGAGGCAGATCATAATTATCAAAAATTGAGACTTAGATTTCCAGAAGCTGCACATATTAAGAATGTAGCAGGTATTGGCAATGCTCATAAAAAAGCAGGAGAATTAGCAACATCAGAAATGGTATACATTGTTGATGCTGATGCTGATGTTATGAATGACTTCTGTTTTGATTATATTCCACCAATGGCAAAAAGAGCAAACACAACATATGTTTGGTATGCACGTAATCCAATTAATGGATTAGAATATGGTTATGGTGGTATTAAGTTGTTCCCAAGACAACAGTTAATTGAAATGGGCCATGTACTTCCAGACTTTAGTACAGGTGCAGCATTTTATCAACCAGTAAGAGATGTTTCAAACATCACTAGATTTAACAGAGATCCATTCCGTACATGGCGTAGTGCATTTCGCGAATGCGTAAAACTATCATCACAAATTAATCCTAATGCTCCTGTAAAGGAAACAGCAGAAAGATTAGAAACATGGTGTACAGTTGACCAAGGCGGTCGCTTTGGACGTTATTGTATTAAAGGTGCCAACGAAGGGAAAGCATACGGTATTGAACATAAAGATGACGTAGAAGCTCTAAATAAAATTAATGATTTTGAGTGGTTACGTGAACAGTTTGTTGAAAGTATGAAAAAACGAATTAGCGCAAACTAACAAAAAATCCCTTTAAAACTTTATAAAAACTATCCATGCATTTCGTGGATAGTTTTTATTTTCTTTAAAAAATCTTTAGAAGTACATTGAATTTTTGCACCAGGATGTAAAGGCTTAGGCCATTTTTCTATAGCAACCCAACAGTATCCATTACTTTCTGAATTTAGTTTAGGAATAAACTCTTTGTCTACTAAAACTACAAAACTATTATAAATAAATTTTCCATTTTTACTTGTAAATTTACTTACAGGAATAACTTTAGTAATATCAACTTTGCCAACTTCTTCTTCTATTTCTCTGTATAAAGTTTCTGATGGTCTTTCAGCATCTTCACTCTTGCCACCAAAAAATCCCCACTTCTTAGAGTGAGTAACTTGCTCGCTTCTGAGTTGCATCATTATTCTTCCGGTTGCTGTACTTAAAAAGATACAACCGCTTGCTTCTATCATTATAGGTACAGTCTCCAAAAGCCTGCATTGTAAATTGCTTCGTAACTATTAACCCAAGTCTTGCCATTCCATTCTAATTGATCTGACGAACTTGTATTAGTCATATAGTGTGTTGTTTCTGTATTTTCACTTGCATCAAATACTATAGACCATCCAGAACCGTCAAACTCAACAATATCGTATTTGTCAGCACTTGTCAATCCGTTCCAGTTTGAACTAACAGGAATAGCATTGATTAATAAGTATCTAACTCCTACAGAATTTGGAGTAGGAACAGAACCATCGCCTGGATAGTTTTTCATTCCATCTATAATTCCATTAATTGGAGGTAGTGTATTAGTAGGTAATGTTGAATCGTCAATATCAACAGACAATGTATTGCTATCAAGTGTAGACAAGCGTCCAATTATATCATTGTCCTTGTCTCCTGGGTCTGTGTTTTTTCTTAATCTAATTTGGCTAATACCATCTCTTATCTCACCAAAATTCTTAAGATCTTCTGCCCATGTTACTGCATTGCCTTCAGAGTCAAATCCAGTTTCTTGCAACGATAATAAAGTTAAGGTGTTGTCTTCGTATTTAACTTTTCTATCTTCAAATGTAACTACTGTATATTCTACTGTAGACTTATCAAACGCTGTATTCTCTTTAAAGTTATCTAAATCTGCATCGTCTAAATTATACATTTGGTTAATAATTGTATGTATAAGTTTTTGTTGTTTAACCTTTGCCGGAGGATTAATTAGTATAGGCAAATCAAATTGAATAGATGATACATCTATGATATCGTCGATACTACTACCTATGCTTCTACTACTCCATGTAGTATTTTTCATTTCTATATAAGTCAATGAACTCCAGTCATATGGGTTATCAGACGTTCTAACATCAAGTGTTGGATTAAACAACACCATTATTTGTTCAAGTAGCTGTAATTTTTGTTCAGTGTTCGATGTCCATATATCACAATTCATAGATAACATATATGTAACTGGATTGTGTCTTTCTATTGTATATCTATTGCCAGGTTCGTTTGAATATTCACCAGTTGTATCATCATATTTCTTTTCTACAACTTGAATTTTGTCTGTAGCAGTTTGGTATGTTCTCAATTCCGGCGCCATAGCTAAGTTAGTTACATAGCAACTGATAAAAGGAACAGTATTAACAATGTTTTCTGAGTTTTCTCTTGTTATATGTGCTGCCATACGATTAATATCACCGTATCTAACAGGAACAACTTGCATAACGGGAAGTCCAGTATCGTCTTTGCCCATCTGTACACTGAATCCACTAAACAATCTTATAAATTGCTGAATATATCTTCTAATTTGTTTGTCGTAAAAATATTGTTGCTCTGCCATGTTTATT